TAATACGATCAATATCGATAACATAATCTTTTAAATCGATGTCAGGAATACTGAAATAATTAATATCACTTGCATTCTGATCTACCATACTACTCATATTTTGAGACATACTACTATCAGTTTCAGAAGAAAATTCATCTACAGATGCTTGCGACTCAGTACCATCAGACGAACCAGCACCTTTCGAATCAGTAGGTCCACCAGAACCATTATCTTTTTCTTGGGCTTCTTCTTCACCATTTCCAGATGCATCAGAGTTTCCAGACTCATCAAGTTCATCAGAACCAGTATCACTAGAATCAGAAGATGTATCATCAGTTTCATCAGAAGATTCGTCAGAAGATTCATCTGATTGATTTTGGGAAGTGTTATCTCCAGTCTGATCGGTTTCTTCTTTTTCACCAGAACCATCTGATTTAGAATTACCAGAACCATTGGTTTCATTTTCTTCTGGATTTTGTTCTTTTTGTTCTTTTTTCATTTTCAAGAAGTTGAAAATTTCTTCTGAAACATCAGCAACTTCTGCAAATGTTTTTGTAGAAGCAACTTTATTGACAAGAACAATTTCTTCATCTGAGAAGATTTTTTTCATTTCAAAATCTGTCATAGAAGACTTGAAGAAAATATTGATACGATCAATAAATGCAAGGCCTGACAATTCTTTTCCTTGAATTCCAAAGAAATCTTTGTTCATCAGTTCTTGATATGCACGAAAGAAAGGGCCCCGAAGGCCAGGAAATTTATTCTTTACATCACGTTCAATACGCGCATCCTCAACCACATTGATAAAATCTTTAGTAGAACGAGAACACGCCTCTTGTAAAACATCCGTATCAGATGGAGTATATAGTGCATGTCCGACTTCATGACCCATGAAAAGGTCATAAAGGTCATCAGACATATCTTTCCAGATAGGAACCGCCAATATACGGTTCTTGATATCAAAATACGCAGTGTCGATATTTTTATGTTGGATTGTAATATCTTCTTCGGCCATCATTTTGGCAAGAAGACTTTTCGAGTTCTTTGTATATAGTACATTAGTCATTCACATATTTCCTTATAAGGAATCATCATCATTTATACTTACATGCTACAGTAAAGAATCGGGTTTGTCAAGGGCTTTTCTATTTTTTTATAGCGATTGCGCCAATAAACATATGATTCTGCCAAAATGGTTGCACCTCTTCAAACCCTGCCTCAAACATCATATCTGCAATTTCATTCCAAGTGTTTGGCTTCAACATACTTCGAAGAGTCCTCTCTTTATCCATGATATCATCAGTAGAAAATGTTTTCCTCTTGTAGTCATAAAAGTTAAAAGTGAGCATATCTTGAAAGTTTGCATTCTGACATACAGTTTTCTCTGCAAAAATAAAAGCTCCACCCTCATTTAGTCCACTATGGATTCTTTGAATGGTATATCTTCGATCAATTTTAGACATAAACTGTAGAGTAAATATAGATGTGATTAATGAGGCATTTGTGAATTCGGTATCCCTAACATCCATGTGTCGAAAGTCTACGGCAGCCCAAGGATATTCGCTGTTAATATGGGCATGTCTTTTTTGCATATCCTCAGCAAATCCATCTGCAACCTCAACTCCAATATAGTTGGCTGCCCAGCAAAAATCTTGATTTGCCTCTAACATTCGTTGAGTCAATTTACCAGTTGAACAACCAATATCATATACATTGGTATTGTCTTCTACAAAATACCTAGACATAGAAATTACATCATCAAGCAAATCTCCATATCCTCTAATACTTTTATCAATATGTTCATCAAAACCTTCTTCACGATGTGCGAATGTAAAATCAGCCATTATTTAATCCTTTCAATACATTATTATATACAGATTCTGCAATTTGTTTCATCATTATTGGGGGAACCATACGACCAATCCGTTCTGCTTTTTGATTCCATTTTCCAGTGAGTTTAAAGTCATCTGGAAGTGACATAATACGCTTTAACTCGCCGAGGGTCAACTTTCTAGGTTCTGCCCAATGGAATGCACCGGCGGTAGTATCAGCACTCCCCATAGCGGTTAAGGTCGGTGCTGGAGCATATTGTGATACCCTTTTGAGGTTGAAGTGATGTCCTTTCGGATGATAGTCGCCTCCAGTCAGAACTTTTTCGGGATCGATGGGCATAATACTACCAGTCTGTTTCCAATATGCAGTATTAGAAAACTTTTCTGTTAGATATGAAACTTCATCTTCGTCATACTCCAAATCTATTAGTGCGTCTTTCAAAGGAATAGTTGTTAAACTAGGTTGGGGGAAAACAGTTTGAATTGTCATAAAATTTAAGCCGACGCGATCGGCAATGTCTTGTCTTACCCCAACAAATATACATCTGGTTCGAGTCTGAGATACTCCAAAATATCTACTATCTAATACTTGATATGAAACATTATAACCAATCTCTTCAAATTTATTTAAAATCTGATTAAGATAATTCTTTGCCTCTCCAACAGTCAATCCTTTTACATTTTCTGCAATAATTACTTTAGGGCGAATATCATCTGCAATACGCAAAAAATCAAAGAATAGGTCTTCAATATTTTCTACAATCTTTCCATCTGAATATTTTTTAGTCTGCCCCCAGCCATCAGAATGTTTACCACTTTCTTTGCGTGTCATTACATTACCATCAAAATCAAGATATTCCGTTTCAATGCTGTTGTGAGATAGTTTCCCTGCAACAGAAAATGCAGAGCATGGTGGCGAACCATCCAGAATATCTATCTCCCCGACTTTTACTCCAGCTGCATCCAAGAAATGTTGCCCAGTCAATTCTTTAATATCGCCAGGCAGAATAGGTGTCTCTGGATAGTTTTCTTTATAGGTATTACATGCCTCTTCTACAAACTCATTTACTGCAAGAACCTTACCACCAGCAAGACGATAGCCAGTGGAAGATCCACCACCACCGGCAAAAGTTGAAATCACTTTAAATTTGTTCTGTTCAGATGCATCATATACATCTTGTAAATTGTATGGTTTGTAAATCATCTTAAAAATTCCTCTAATGTTGGTGTACTATTTAGCACATACCAATCGCGGCAAATATCCATAACTCTTGTCCTATTTCTAAAATTAATCTCATTGTTATCGATTAATGATTCGAATAGCTCTATTATACGAGAATTTATCTGTAAGTTCAAGTGTTTTTTTACATTTCCTATCAATTTAAATTGCTCGAAAGCATTTCGAACATGGTGTTTCTCAGAGGGTTTGTTCAATTGCTCCCAAGTATGCATATAGAAGAATGCCTTTACAGATTGATCTAGATATGGAACAATAAGTTTTTTATCGTGTTGCATAGAAACTGCTTTATGCCAAGGATAATTTGCACATTTGTCTGGACGAAAATAATCTTCTCTAAATTCATCAAACAACTCTTGAGTATGACGATAATGCATCATCGCTTTTTTAGAAATTCCATAATATCCATCTGCTGCCCAACCAGAAAGAACTTCTGTTTGTTCTATTTCTGGATAGACATATAAAAATGGGTATGTGCATTCATATGCAGTCTTCTTTTTGCAGCCAAGTTGTGATAGTTTTTTAAAATCTGATATAAGATTTTTTGTCGGAATAGTTACTCCAGTAAATTTCCAACCAAATATTTCTGATACTTCTTTTGCCTTTTGAAAATCATAAGAAACATGAGTATCTAAATGAAAACTATATGCATGAATTTTTTTACCCACATCAGATGCAGCAAATGCCACTGAGAGGGAGTCAACACCCCCACTCAGCAGCACAGCAACTTCATTATCTTTTGATCGTCTTTCGACAACTTCACAT